AGGTTGGTCGTGAGTAACCGCCCATAGTTGCTGTCTGCTCCAACCCAATGCGATAGCCATACCCACAACAGTAGGCTTCATATCGTTTTCAGCATACAACATGAAGTATTCGTTCAGTCTTGCCACAACAGCGTCCAAATCAGTGAGGTCTATCTTCTGCATATTGAACAGCTCTATGTTGACCTTCATGAACTTTGCGTTGTCTCCCTCCTGTAACATCAATCCGTTATCACCAATGACAGGAGAGTTGCCGCCACGAGGTTTCTTTTTAATCACCTGTACGTCCTCAGTACCGTCTTTCTTTGCCATAAAAATACCTCCTTGAGAGTCCTCTTTCAGACCAGCAAGCCGCCCGGAGAGTCCTCTTTTTCTTGTTCTTCTTGCAGTAGTCGAAGTAGTTGAAAATCAATTTTTGCGGTAACTTTTACTATATAGACCCCTTATAAGAGAACTTATACGCAAAAACTAAAAAACAACTACTTTTACTACTTCATACCCGAAAAGTCGAAAAGATTGTTTTTCAATCCGATTTGTGTTATTTCACAAATGTCGTTTTTGATTATTTTTCAATCCTTTTCGGATAATTTGATACTTTCGAGCAGAAATGCCACCAACATACCAGCTTGCATTTTCCAGTTATTCAGCCACGAGAGCAGAGTACCGTCCAGTATGTGAGAGACAATTTCATTCGGGTTAATATCTTCGAGCAAGCCTTGAAGCTCCTCAAGCATTTTTCTTTCCATCGTTAGCCCTCCTCAGAATCTTCACCGCTTTACGCAATGCCTGTTCTTCTGCGGCGGTCACGGTAACACGCTCACTTTCCAAGAGCTTTTCAATGATAGTTGCCGCTTCATGTTTCTTCATATCATTCGTCCTCCATACTAAGACCGAGCAGAGCTTTGAGCTGTCTCCATATCCGAAGCTGTCTGCGCTCGATACGCTCATTGGAATAGTTGAGGAGAGTAAGCTGATTCAGAATCTTCTCAGTGTCCTCACGTCTCACCCGGTCTACCAGTCGCACCAGCTCGTTTCTCGCAGTGTCACGAGACTTTGAGTCTTGATAAGAGACGGAGGGAGCGTTGCCGCTCTTGAGGTGAACAGTCAGACGGTAAGGGTACTCGCCGGAGGTAGAGTCAGTCGCTTCGATGTACTCCACGTCCTCTGCATTGAAGTGAAAGTATTTGCTCCACGCAATCATGCCGCCACCTCCTTATTCGCTCGCTTTGAAGTTGTAGATAGGCTTCACGATTTTCAGAATATCCACGGTGTCTGCGATATTCTGAATGATTTCGTCCATAGGCTTATACACCATCGGAGCTTCGTCAATGGTGGACTGTCCAACGGAAGTCGTGAAGATACCCTTCATGGAATCCTCGAACTCCTCAAGGGAGACCAGCTCTTTTGCCTTGCTTCTACTCATGATACGACCAGCACCATGAGGAGCAGAGCAATTCCAATCCTCGTTGCCCTTGCCGACACCGATAATGCAACCGTCTCTCATGTTGATAGGAATGAGGAGCTTTTCACCAGCCTTGGCAGAGATAGCACCTTTGCGAACCATGTTTGAACCGAACTCAATATAGTTGTGAATGGTCTCGAACATAGGAAGACTCCAATAAGCAATGTCCGCACCGAAAAGATTACCCACGATAGCGTTTGCAATCTCATATCGGTTGATAGCGGCGAAGTGCTGACAGATTTTCATGTCATGAAGGTAGTCTTCACGATACTTCCCGGTAAGATAGCAGAGTTCCTTCGGAATACCGAGAGGGTTAGGGTGAAGCTTTCGATGAAGCTCTGCAATGGCTTTCTGAATTTCCGCCTTGCGTCCCTGTGCCTTGTATTCTGCAATCAGTTTCTCTTGCATAGCGTAGAGTTCGTCTTTGCCGGACATGATTTCAACGGCGAGCTTCTGATAGTATTCCGCCACCTGTTTACCCAAGTTGCGACTGCCGCTATGAATAATCAGATACTTTACACCCTCAGAGTCAGTGTCGATTTCGATGAAATGATTGCCGCCACCGAGAGTACCAATACTACGTTCGAGACGCTTGGTGTCTTTCAGCTCCCGGAAGCAACGAAGCTGTTGCAGTTCTTCAAAGCGGACATTACGTCCTTCATGCACATTGCGTCCACTCGGAACGTATTTACGGATAATGGTGTCAATCTGAGCAAGGTCGATTTCGATATTTCCGAGTTCTACGGTCAGCATACCACAGCCAATATCAACACCCACAATGTTCGGGATAACCTTGTCACCCAAGTCGGCGGTGAAACCAATCACACAGCCAGCTCCGGCATGAACATCGGGCATGATACGAACCTTACAATCTGCGAAAGCTGGTTGCTTGACGAGAGTGTAAATCTGATTCAGAGCTTCGGGTTCGATGTTTTCAGTGAAGATTTTAAGGTCACTCATTTACTTTACCTCCTTGAAAAAGTTTGGGTTTTCGAGGACTTTCCAACGGAACTTCCTATCAACCGGGACGAGTCCCAAATCCTCGGCATAAAACCTCAAGTCATAGTCGTGGACGGTTCGTCCATCGGGCTTGAATGTAATCGGTGAATCCCAATCCCATTTGAGAAGCAGTTCCCACAGGTCGGGATATTCTTTACGGAGAAGTCGGAGCTGGTCTACAGTCTGATTATGACAAAACCAACAGCCACCTCTCGCCGCATTGGTGTAGATGGGAGACAGAAGGTCGTTTTCCTCGCACCATTTTCGGCAGTAGGCTTCGTCCCAACCTATATCCACCAACGGAAGAATGATACCGGGGCGAGTGTGCCGCTCAATGCGTTCGGGTTCATCGGCGGCAATGCCGAGGTATTGTACAATATTTGTATCAGCTCCTTGTACAAGGGAGCTTTGAGAAAACACCGTATCTTGAGCTTTACACACCACTTCGATTGAAGCACTCCCGGGAAACCTTTTATCAAGCCCTGTTTTTCCGGGTTCTTCCGAGTAGGAACGTGATAAAACATCTGCTCGAAGGTGTCCTTTTGCGATTCGGTTAAGAACCTTTGTCTTGAGGTCTGAGGTACACCACTGTCCTCGCTGGATAGGGAATCCGTAGATTCTTCCGACATTCTTTCCCTTGCTGAACACGGTGTAGAACAAGGACTCATAATCAAGCCGCTCTCTCTCTCTCTCTGAGCTGAGATATGCTCTACAATAAGACCGTATCGCTCTTTGATGATAGCGTCCGCTTTCTTCTTAAACTCTACCATCGGGGGAAGGTCAGCCGGAATATCCTGTGTAGCCCACACCTCTGCGTGAATTACTCTGTCGATGGGATAGCCAAGGAGCTTACAGGCTTCCAAACAAGCCAAAGAGTCTTTTCCATAGGAGAGGGAGAGAATGTGGGTCATATTACACTACCTCCTTGAGCTTGAGTCCCCAATAAATCATGAAACCGCTGGAAGTCGATTTTCTGTCGAACCATTCCGGGTGTCGTTCCATTTCGGAGTTGAACTTTCGAGCTGACAGGACGTAAGCTCCTTCGGATTTCGCCCACAGCTTGAAAGCGTTGTAGAGGTCTTTCGCCTTGATGTTTACGTCCTCATTGCGGACACAGCGGTTTTCGAGGAACTGCAACACGAGGTCATTATCTCGCTCGTACTTTGTGACTACCTCAGTCATAGCCGCCGCCATCTTGAGTCCGTTTTCCTTGTACTTGATGTACCCACGCACCAGCCACATGAAGATACCGCTCATTGCTTCGGTGGAGGTCAGCTCGTCCTTGAGGTGAGTGTCCTGTTCTTCCGGGCGAAAATGACGGTTGAACTCAATGACCTTGATACGCTGTGAAGCGAATAGGGACTTGTCCGTAACCATCGGAAGGTCGTTACAGGAGAGCCAAAGGGTGAACTGTGGCTTGTAGGTGATTGCCGACTGGTACAGCGCACGAGCTGAGATTTCCTCGCCGCCTGTGAGCTGTTTAATTTTCTCCTCGTCCAGCTTGCCGTACTCATTCGACTCGGACATGGTGACAAAGCGTTTGCCCTTGAGTCCGGCGAGAGTAGGAGAAGCGGCTTCTGCGTCCTTCTGCCTGTCACCACGACAAATCATACCTACCGGGGCAACCTTCGCATAGTCACCGAGCATATATTCGATGGTGTTGAGCAGAGTGGACTTACCGTTTCGAGTGGTCTTGCCGTGGAGAATGAACATACACTCCTCGTTGCTCATACCGAGCATGGAGTAGCCGAGCGCACGTTGTAGGAAATCCGCCTTGTCCTTATCTCCCTGTGTAACCTCGTCAATGAAGGTCTCCCAACGCTCACACCTTACGTCACGGCGGATTGTGTGACGGAAGTTGGTCTGCATGGTGAGAAAATCGTCCCAACGAGCTTCCCGGAAGGAGAAGTCTTCGAGAGAGTAAGTACCGTTCAGACAGTTAATGAGGTAGGGGTTTGCGTCAAACTCCACAGCGGATATACGAAGCTCACCTGTAGCGTCCTTGAGGATTCTGTCTCGCATACGTCTGTCACCCATCTTATTGACAAATGCGGTGTAGCTCTTGCGAGTATCATCGTCAGTGATTTCGCCACAGTAGAGAATCATGAGACGAACGAAGTCCTTGATTTTCTCGGACACGAGGATTGCGCCCTCGTCCTTGCGCCATGCACCCTCGAAGTAGGTGTACCAGCTCTTATGCTCAGTACAGTAGCGAGCTTCCCGGTTATAGAGCATACCGAACAGGTTCGCCATACCCATTTCCGACCACTCAAAGCCGGAGGAGCTATCGTCCGCCTTTTCCGGGTGATAGGACTTGATGATGTACATTTTCTCGGACAAGTCCTCGTCCATGATGATTCTGCCGGAACGCAATTCAAAAAGTTCTCTATCACTTACCACGGTTTCGTTCACCTCCTACTGCTATAGCGCATTTCTGTTTATCTTCGACCCACCATGCACACTGACATTCAATGCAGTACACAGGCTGAGTGCCGATTTTGACTGTACCGTCTTCCTCGACTACCGTGTTGGTAGTGAGGAGAGGGCAGATAATTTCTTTCATCATTTCTTCACCTCGCCCAACAGTTTGTCAACGAGGTCAATAAGTTCTTCGAGGTAACAGCACACCTCTCTGATACCGTAAGCGTGTCCTCGTTCCCACGCATAGTTCCAAATTAGAATCGCCTTTTCACGAGACAGATTGTGTCCGACTTCACACTGAATTGTGAAGTAAATGTCCTCGTAAATACTGTCACGTCTTTTGTTCTTGAGGGTGTTGAGACGAGCAACCTCCTCTGAGTAGGCATTGTTATTCGCAACGACCTGTTCCTTGTTCCATTTCACGGACTGGTCTTCATCGAAAATGAAATTCTGAGGAACTTTGCGAATGTTCTGAGGAATACAGGACATTTTCTGCATTTCCTCGAACTCAGCCTGTATGTCATACCACGATTTCGGGTATTGCTTGCTCTTTTTCATCGGTGTTACCTCCTGTGATATACTCGTGAATGATTTTTGTGCCACGACCCTTACACTTGGTATAGGGTTTGACGTAAATGATTTTGCCGGACTTATAGTGACGGTAGTGACCTCGAACATCAAACTCGTGTTGAGGTTTTGCGCCTTTGCCTGTGGCAACCGAAGGAGCGTGTTCACAGGAGATATAAGCCTTGAGCTTGCTGTAAATCAGCTCGTCAGAGTCCGAGTGACCTTCCACCGCCAGCCGATGTTTCCCGGAGCTTTCCACGAAAACTCTGTCAGCGTACAGAATGGAGTAAGCCACAGTCATACTTACCGTCACAGTCATGAGTGCGACTTCCTTGAGCCACTGTTCCTTCCCTCGTTGGAGAGCTTTCACTTTATAGGAGGTAGCCCAATCGAAGGAAACAGGGTCGAAGTCCTTCATGGTACAGCTCACAACACCCACGCACCTGTGACGATAAAAGACGGTGCATTTGAAAACATGACAACCGAGGTGTGCTTCGATGATGGTATCAATCTCATAGGTTTCTCCGGGATTGATGTTCTCGAAAACATAATGAATATTGTGCAATGGGAATTTGTCTTGAGTGGCGATATTGAAGCTCGCCGCCAAATATCCCTTCTTTTCAGTAAGCAGAGCGAGTCTATCAAACTCAGCACGATTGATTCTGATTATGTTTTCTATCATCACAAAGCACCTACTTTCTGAAATACTTCGAGGAGTTTCGGGAACTGTGCGGCTATCCAGTCAACGACTGTCTCCTCATGTCCGATGGGTTTATGCTCCCAATTTGCGCCCAACCCGGACTCGAACATAAACGCATGGATAATCTCATGCCGCAAACACTGTTTCTGATACCGAGGAAAGTCTTCAAGGTCTCCATTCTCGGTATTGATTACGATTTTGTGAGTGCTTTTGTCGCAGTAACCATCACACTCACGCAGAAATTTATCCTCTGCCGGGGACTTATACTGAATGGTGTAAGGAACACCGAGAATGTTGACCTTCACGCTTTACTCCTCCTTACCACAAGGGGAGTTGCAAATGATTCTGCCGCTCTTGCACTTAGGCACGAGCATGAACCACAGGTCAGCGTTCACGCAGTAGACCATCTGCTGTACCAGCTCCCGGATTTCCCACTGAGCCTTGCGGCACAGACGCTCGTTGCTCATGTGGATAAGCTCTCTCAGATTACAGGACAGGTAGAGAGAGGTTTCACAGGCATTGGGGAGAACATAGCGAGCGTCCTCGTTGGGAACTCCGCTGTTCTGATACTCCTCGTACCAGTCCTTAATATCCTCCATGTCGTTTGCGAAGCGTCCTTCATCAACGGTGGAAGGAGTCACAAAACCGAAACCGTCCTCAGAGCAATAACGCTGACTGCGCTGAGTGAAGCTACAGTGTCTATGTCTCACGAGCTGGTGAGAACAGGCACGAGAGATACCTTCGATTTTGAAGG